AATCAGGATGGAGCAACCTCCCCCCAAGAGGTTCTCCAGCCTGACGATGTGTAATTCATCTATCTGGGAGTCTGAGGCGTAACAGCCAGCGTGTTCACACGCATCCAGAAGACTCTTCAGGACGTTGTCTATATCCCTCTTACGCCGGTCTGGCGGGAAAAGGGATACATGGACTGCCAGCCGCCCCTCTAAGGGCGCAACAGCCCCTTCTAGACACGCCTGAAGCACCTTTGCGCGGAACTCTTGCCCCTTCTTCCCGACAAAACGGCGGTGACCAACCTGACCCCAGTAGTGGTTCACGCTTGGGGGCCAGGGAAGTTGCAACTCAATATGATTGTTCATGCGCTTACTGTAACACAGTCGCCCATGAATGCATCAGATGACATAGCATGGGAACAACCTGTTGACATCAGTATTCGGCTGTGCCACCATCCGTTTCCCTCAACGCGCAGGAAACATGGTGAAACTCACAAACAAACACAATATCCCCCAGACGTTCGTCAACGTATTGCAGCGGCCTACCTATAGCAAGGGCAAGGCAAATCTGTCTGTTACCCAACTGATCAACAGTCCAAAGATCGTGGCGCTGACCAGTTTGTTCCACGACGAGATAGAGCAGGACGTATCCGAGATGGTCTGGTCTTTGTTCGGGTCTGCCGTTCACAACATACTTGAGCATGGCAAGGACGCCAACCACCGGATAGAGGAACGTCTTCATGCAGAGTTGGACGGGTGGAACATTTCTGGCGCTATTGATCTACAGATTCTGAGCGAAACCGGGATATCAATTCGCGACTACAAGACCACCAGTGCTTGGGCGGTAATGAACGAGAAGATTGAGTGGGAGCAGCAGGTGAACATTTATGCGTGGCTGGTCGAGAAGGTGAAGAAGACCACCGTTACTGATGTTGGGATCGTTGCCATCATCAGGGACTGGAACCGCAGGGATGCAGCTAACAGAGAAGGTTATCCAGAAGCCCCGGTCAAGGAGTTGGAAATAAGGTTGTGGCCCTACGAGGAGCGGGAGGCATTCATTCTGGAAAGGATTGCCAAGCATTCTGCTTGCGAATTCGCTTTGGAAACGCAAACAGAGTTACCTGGATGTACCCCGGAGGAGATGTGGGAGAAACCAACAACATGGGCCGTGAAGAAGATTGGCGGTGTTCGCGCCAAGTCTATCCATGCTACCCAAGAGGAGGCAATGGCAAATTCTATGAAGGGATATGAGATAGAGGTACGTCAAGGGGAGCGCACCCGCTGCGCTACTTTCTGTTCGGTCAATCACCGCTGCTTACAGTGGAAAGATTACCAAAATAAGGACAACAAATGAATCCGGTCTACAAGAAGTTGCAATCGGCAAGGCTTGAGTTACAGGCAACCGCACTTACCAAGTCAGGTAAGAACAAATTCGCAGGGTATGAGTACTTTGAACTGGGGGACTTTATCCCTGAAATTCAGAAGATCTGTGGATTGAAAGGGTTGTTCGGTATGGTTTCCTATACCCATGAAATAGCCAGCCTTACCATCCACGACACCGAGGCTGAAGGTAGTGTGGTTTTCACCTCTCCTATGTCTACAGCCGCGCTCAAGGGTTGCCATGAGGTGCAGAACCTAGGGGCCGTCCAGAGTTATTTGCGCCGTTACTTGTGGATGACCGCGTTTGAGGTGGTCGAACACGATGCCCTTGATGCCAGTACAGGCGTAAAGGTTGTGGAAAAACCCAAGGCCCCAATACAGATTACTGGGACGGATGGGCCGTGGCAGATGAAAGTGTCGGCAGACGAAGATTCGCAGGATTGGTTGGTCGCTGTCTCCAAGGCTTGTTCATTTGCTCTGGAGATGACCACAACCGCAGAAGATGTCATGCAGATATTCAAGAAGAACAAAAAGATCTTTGATGCCGTGAAGACGAAAGACCCAGAGTTTTTCAAAGACCTCATGGTTATGTTCACCGAAACAAAAAACAAACTTATCAAGGAATAATTATGGCATTCACACCAAATCCAAATACCGGGACATTGTGGCCCCATGACAAAAAAAGCCCCAACCAGCCGGATATGCGCGGGGATATCCACATGGACAGATCTCTTCTCATGAAGCTGATGAAGTCTGACGGGGACTTGGTAAAGATCTCCATATCAGGGTGGAGAAAGTCCATTGCAGGAAAGGATTGTCTTTCGCTGGCGGCGTCAGAGCCGTATGTAAAACAAGAACCAAAGGTCAGCGATGAGGATATTCCGTTTTGAAAACCATGCAGTTTGAGGCATTGAAGGTTGCCCTAAAGCAGGACAAGACCGGATATGTGCTAACGCTATGTATGCATCCAGACGATATCCCCACAGAGTTGTTGCGGGATTTTGTCGGGGCGCGGTATCAAGTCGTCATGGTGAGGTTGGATGGAAACGAAATGCCCATGGCGGATGATCACGACGGCGACAAAGCGGTACGCGCTGCTGGGATTCTGTGCAGGGATTCTGGTTTCGCGCGGTTCTTGCATGAAGACAATCAGATACTTTCACCACAAGAACTGGATGCAACAGAGTGGTTACGAGAGTACCTAGGCGTTCAGTCTCGGACGGAACTTAAGACCGATCTTAATGCCAGGAAAAGACTGGACAAAATATCTAAGGAGTACCGATCATGGTCAGAAAAAACCTAATACCTTATTCCGTCTATCTACCTGCTGAGTATCACAAACGACTCCGCGTTGCAGCCAAGGAGAGGAAAGCATCAAGCATCGTTCGTGAGGCGGTAATTATGATTCTTGATGGAGGCGACCTATACAAGAGTGCCTACAACAAGGGTATCAGTGATGCCGCAGAGGTTGTTTACGCTTGCAAGGAGGCGCAGATGGTCGCGGTAAACAAGCGCGATGTCGGAGCAATTCTGGCCGAGCAAATAAATCTCTTGGAGAAGCTATGAAGGACGTAACGATGACTGACGTTATCGATGTCACTCCACAGGAAGATGAGGCAATGAACAAGATTGCCAATGATACACAGGTAGGCGGTACGCACTACAAGGAACAGAAGCTGCAACCGTGGGACGCCATCCACTCTTGGGGGTTGTGCTTCTTTGCCGGCAACGTGATCAAGTACGTTGCCCGGCACAAGGCCAAGGGCGGCGTCGAGGATTTGCGGAAAGCTAGGCATTACCTGGACAAGCTGATTGAAATTCAGGAGATGAAATGACCGCACAAGAAGCCATCCGCCGAGCAGAAAGCATCGTGGCAAAACCATACCAGACATTCTCCACCGACGAAGCCCGAGAGATCATGGCTGGGCTGTTGAAGGCACTGGATTCAAAAGCACTGGAGGCGAAGTGACCCCTCGACAGAAGTTCAAACAATGCCTCCTGTCGGGGTGGCTGACGCACAACGTCTGGCAGTGTGCGGCGATGATCATGATCGACGAGGGGTTGAAGTATACGATGGAAAATACAAAGCCCAACGAAGCAGTAATAGAAAACTTTCTGCGGGACATCAAGGTTCCACCCTACCAAAACATGACTGTCTGTCGATACATTGCCGTGTTCTACCCCAGAACATCCAGAGCATTGTTTGCAAAGAAGGCAGCACTTGAAATCTTCTGGAAAGAAAAACAACAGTCGGCAGACTACACAAAGACGTTGCGGTCAGAACGTAGACAAGAGGACAAGAAAGACAAAACCACAATCTTTATTGCCCTGCGATCTCTGTCAAAACAGCACGATTGGAAAACAGTCAAATAGGAGATGAAATGACCCAAGCCGAAAAGCTGGAAGCTGCTGTGAAGTGGCTCGACACACGGTGGGTGCTGCACCCACAGAACCGAGTGCCGAAACTTAAGGAAGCCCTGCCCGATGTGTTCAAGTGGGCACCGAAAGTCTTGAAAACCAAGAGGGTGAAGAAATGATGGAATACAAAAACATTGCAAAAGTGAAACGTCTTGATTTTGACCGCCTTGATATGCTGGTGAGCGAACGACTCGGTGCGCTTAAAATCTACGCGCAAACCGTAGGCAAAACGGAGTCTGATGTACACGATGCGATCTGCCGCGACTTGATATTGCCCTGTGTCTATTTGTTGGCGGAGTTTCTGGAGTCCGTGAAGATTGGTGATGAGGAGAAGAACGGATGACTTCATTGTGCGAGAAGACAGGGCATTTAATCCGCAAGACTAGAACGGATAGAGGCTCAGGAGATCAATACGCCCACTGTCAACTCTGTGGGTGCGCTGTCGTTAAGGGAAGCTGGAATACGCCGTGGATGCAACCTAAAGCTGAGGACGATCTTAACAACGTGCTCTGGAAAGCTAATTATCGTTACGATACCAAGGAGAAGAATGACCCGCTGTTTACACCGCTTGGACAGTTGTGGCCCTTGGAGGTAAAGCGTGAGTGGGTAGGGTTGACGGATGAAATACTGCTTGATATTTCCAAAGACGCATGGGGCAGGAACAAGCTACACATAAGCAGGAGCGATCACACCGGGTTTTATCTAGACTTTGGTCGTGCTGTTGAAGCGAAACTCAAGGAGAAGAACGGTGGATAACGAAGATGAAGGAGCGCGGTTAACGCAGCGAGAAGCGAACCGAGAGTTGATCGCCAAGCACAGGGCAACGGTTGAGCCGAGGGGCTGTCCGACACCCGGCAGTTGCTCTGCCGTTGCCGAAATCGCCGACCTCAAGCAGAGGCTGTTGCCGCAAGCGAATGGCAGGGCGGAAAGGGCCGAGAAAGCGCGGCAGATGGCGGTTGTTGAAAGGGACGCGATACTGGAGGAACTGATCGTTCACAGGACGGCAATCGCCAACTTGCATGATGTGATCGACGGGATGCGGGGCGCGGCCCCGTCCGCAACGGCAGTGGCGTGGTGCGTTGCTTACGATGATCCGAGGATGGGCCGGATTCATTCAGACGCAACGATGAATAAACTTCAAGCAGAGGAGTTGGCTGCGCGACGAGGTCTTGCGCTGGTTCCGCTCTACGCCGCCCCGCAAGCGGAAGCAGGAGCAACAGATCGTCCCGACTGGGCGCAGCAGTTGCCGGGGGCGGAGATATTTGATCGTTCCAATGACGCAAAGGATGCCGTTAGGTATCGGTGGATTCGTGAGCAGTATTATTACCCGCCGGGGACGCTGCTCGACCAAGCAATTGACGCTGCCATACGCGAAAGGAACAAGTGAAACCGTGGCCCGACTGGGCGTTGTGGCTGATGTTTGTCCTGTGCTTGGTCGCCAGCATCTGCATTGCTTTGTTCACATAAGGAACTAAATGACAAAAAAGAAAGTACTGAATAAACCTCCGACACCATTGCAGCTAGGCATGGAGGCGATGCCGTCATGGATCAAACCACCGAAGCTGATCCCGGTAGACAACAAGTACGTCAAGCTGATCGAACTAGGCATCAACACCAAGTCCACTTGGGACTTTGGAGGAATCCCGCACCGAGGGCCACGGCTATGAAGAACGTATTGCAGGGCGAGTGCCGCGTTTACACGGAGAAAGACTTCCTCATTTGGAAAACGTGGATGTGGGTGCAGGGGATTCTGGCAGGAGCGGGAGTGGTCGTGGTTGGAATACTTACAGGGGCATGGTGATGAGTGAAGATAAAAAATACACTGCAACAGAACATCTTCTGCCGACAAAGATTTTCGGGCCTAACCTTGAGGGAATTCTTAACGCTGCTGGTTTTTACAGGAGGAAGCCTTTGACAGAGGAAAAGATCGAAGAGATATGGGCTGAGTTTGCAGACTTAGCTGGCGATCTGCCATGCGGAAACTTGTCTAAATTTGTTAGTGCCATTGAACGCGAACACGGGATAAAGTCTGATGAGTGAAGAACCGAAAGAAACTAACCCAGAGCAAAAGCTGTGCGGTTCTTGCCAGATCAATGTCGGAGTGAAGCTTGTGGCAAAAGGTCGAGGTGGGCGCATAAAGATGTGGCGCTGCCAAGGATGTTTAAACAGAAGGCAACCTAGCTGGATCACAGGAAAATGATAATTGACTTGATGGGTCACAGGAAAATGATAGTTGACTTGACCGCGTTCGATCTGCAATTTATTGCGCTGTATGCCGAGCGAATTGCTTGGTGGAAACATCTCAACAAAACGCAGAGCAAAAAACACGACACAACCAAAACAGAGTTTGCATTGCACTACATCGGGGCGATGGGTGAATTTGCGGTCAAAAAAGTTACAGGATGCCCGTTGTCGATGCAGATTATGCGTGGCGGCGATCCGCGACCCGACACAATAATTGCAGACAAAACGGTGCAAATTAAAACGCATGGTTACACCGGCAAAAATCTGGAGTTTTTCTTGGACAATATGAAAGCCTTCAATTCCCAGATACTTATAGGGGTGCAAGTCCTTTCTCCGGTTCGGCTTCAGATTCACGGCTACATCGAAAGAGACAAATTCCAAAAAGTCGCTACCAAAAAAAGCTACGGATATGGCGACCGTCTGATGATTCCTGCAACCTTACTAACCCCTCTGGAGAAATTGACATGATGCTAACCAACAACAAGGAACTGAAGAAGATCCTGAAGGACGCAGCGGAGCAGGGGTGGGCCTTCACCAAGGGTCGAGGAAACCATATCAAGGGTAAGCACACAACAGGCAAGACCACCACCATCAGCGTATCCCCCAGCGACCATCGTGTTCTTATGAACATACAGAAAGACCTAAGAACATAAAATGGACAACACTGACATTGCCGGATTGTTGAAAGATATGGAGGCTCTCATGGATGTTTTAAATGAAAATGACTGTCAAACGGGCGTAGAGATAGTCAAAAAAGCGGGTATTATTATTATTGCTCTCTCATCGTTTTACTCCCGAGAGATGGGCAAAAAAACCGACCCGTCCGACAATCAAAACTCCATACACTAAGGGGAGATTTATGTACGCGGAATCTTTGGGAAATCAAGATCACGTTCGGATTCAGTGTAAGGTTTGCAGTGAGGACAGAACAAAGGCAGACGATAGATGTGTGTCTGTGACTCGGAAGGGTGACTGGGTAATGTGGAATTGTCATCACTGCGATGACAAGGGTTCAGCACCCATGAATGAGTGGCAACCAAAAAAACAATCAGCCAAGCCATCCTTCACAGTAGACATTTCAGTTGGCCTTCAGGATGAGGTAAAAGAATATCTTTTTATTCGCGGGATCAAGGAAGAGGTTTCAAAAGAGGCGAGGCTGTTTAGCTGTAAACGCGTCTTCAGAGGGGCGGCGGAACAGACAGCAATCGCATTCCCCAACGTAGTCGAGGGCAAGGTAGTCGGTGTTAAGTACCGTGGTTTAAACAAAGACTTCTCGCAGGAGAGTGGCAGCGAACAGTTTTTATGGGGGCAGGAGTTTGCAGAGGCACCCATGCTAGTGATCACAGAGGGTGAGATAGACGCTCTCAGCGCAAGGCAGTCTGGAGTCCGTTCTGCTGTATCTGTCCCCGGTGGTGCGCCGCTCTCTGTATCAGACGGAAAGATCAGTCCCTCAGAGGATCGTAAGTTCTCCTTCATCTGGGCAGCAAAGGCACTGATTGATAGGATGGACAAGGTTGTACTCGCCGTTGATAACGATCCCCCCGGTCAGGCACTGCAAGAGGAACTAGCGCGAAGGATAGGCAAGTCAAAGTGCTGGACTGTTACCTACCCAGACGGCTGCAAGGATTTAAACGATGTCCTTGTCAGGCATGGAGAGGCAGAGGTCAAGAACGTCATCGATCAAGCCAAGCCGTATCCAATCCACGGACTGTTCGACGCATCCACATATTTTGACTCCGTTGATGACAAGTATTTAAACGGCAACGGCAAGGGCGTGTCTACCGGCTACTCTCTGGTCGATGAGTTGTACACGATTGTGCCCGGACAGCTTTCCATAGTTACCGGGTGGCCCTCCAGCGGGAAATCTAACTTTGTAGATCAGATCTGTGTAAACCTTGCGCGGGAGCGGGATTGGCGCTTCATGATGGCTTCGTTTGAAAACCCCCCCGAAGATCACATTATCAAGCTGGCTGAAATCTTCATGCGGAAGCCCTTCTACCCCGGCCCCACTCCGAGGATGACCGAGGCTGAGCTAAGGATTGCAAAGGATTGGGTCAAGGATCACTTCCTCTTCCTAGACGTTTCATCCGGCGGAACAGGCTTGCAGAGTATCCTGCAACGCGCACAGGCTGCTGTAAGCAGGATCGGCATCCGTGGCATGGTCATCGACCCCTACAACTACATAGACCTAGAGAGAACTGGTACAGAGACCGAGAACATCAACCATATGCTGACGAGTGTGAATGCCTTCGCAAAGGCCAATGACGTGCATACTTGGTTTGTGGCACACCCAGCAAAGATGCTACGCGAGGGTGCCGAGTTGCCTGTGCCTGACGGTATGTCGATCTCTGGCTCTATGAGTTGGTGGGCCAAGGCAGACGTAGGTCTGACCGTACACAGGCAAGCAGACGATGTCCTGATCAAGATCTGGAAGTGCCGCTGGCGTTGGGTAGGAAAGCTGGGCAGGGCATTCCTCAACTACGACCTACCCACCGGCACCTACTCACAGCCGTGACCGAAGGGTTTAAACGACCAGCCGGTAGGGTGTACGCTATGACAGGTACACGCCTGTCGGTAATTGAGTTTGGCTCAAAGCCTGAGATGGTCAGGCTTGTAGCCTCATTGAAGAAGAAGGGCTGGGAATCCATCCATGTAAAATTCCTACCCAAGCTCACCAGATGAGCTACCTCGTTTAAACGGAGACTACCGTGCCATACGTTACCAAGCCAAGACCGTATAAAAAGGAATACTCCCAGCAACTGGACAGAGGGGAGGGGCCAAGCCGCGAGAAGAGGCGGGAGGCGAGGGCCATATACGACAAGGCCGGGATCAACAGGACGGGAAAAGACATTGACCACAAGGTGCCGTTGAGCAAGGGTGGCGGCACTAAGGGAAACCTCAAGCTAACCTCTCCCAGTGCAAACCGAAGCTTCAGCAGGAAGGCAGATCACTCGGTCAAAAACAACGCTCCAAAGGCCACCAGAACGCGCTAGGCTGCATTGTTCTGGCGTGGGTGGTATGCATGGGTGCCCAGCATATCCGCGTGGCTTAAAACGGCTTAAAACGATTCCGCTGCAATGCAGCTACCGCAGTGCAGCAATTGAGAATAAAAAAAGGGCCAGCCAGCGTTAGCTGACCAGCCCGTTGTTTAAATCACCATGCCTGTGCCGACTTCCATCAGCGTCCAGTTGTTGTGGTCGATACGCACCATGAACCCAAGCACCTGCTCCTCGTCGTAGTCCGCGTCGAAGCGAATCTTCCAGCTTCCGCTCCCGCCTCGGTCATCCGAAACGTGGAACCCGTAGACCTCCTTGTCGATCAGGTTTGCCAGCATTTCCTTCATTGCCAGCGGGTCAACGTAGGCAACCCAGACAATGTCCGGATTGGTGACTTCTTTAGTGAATCGTTTCATTTCAATTCTCCTTGATATCAAGTGTCCGATCATTCCGGACGCTTGCGGTTTGCCAAGTATTCGGAAAGTTGAGCTTCCGCAAAGTTTAAACGGACAGTGTTCAACTGCTCCGCCGCATTCTGCGCGTCATCCAGCCGGGGAAGCGCAATCACCTCCACCGCATTGGGCACAATGCCCACCATCACCGAGAACACACTGCCATTCGCCACCACATAAAAGTTCATAGCGCGAACACTACTTCAGTCGTTTTGGTTTCAAGCGCAAGGATCTGTGCCACCTCCTTCAGCCCCTCTGTATCGGTGACATCCCCATACACCCGATACACCCGCAACTGAGCACCGAGTACCTTGCCTTCGATGGTTCGGTTGACTCCGTTGCTATCCATGACGGTACGCGTGATCATTTCCCTTCCTCCTCAAAAACAGCGTGTTCACTTTGTCTGACGTAATTTTTAGTCAAACCCCAGTTACTGACGAATCTCAGGGGGCAGCTATTATTAAAAACAGACTTGATGCTTTTGATCGGGTGTATCTCGTAATCACACTCTTCAGCAGCCTCCCTGTCGTCCTTTGTTTCGCACACATAAATTTTGTGGCAAGAATCAAAGGCAAACTCCGCACCCTCTACTTGCTGCCCGTTAATTTTCATTTCAATACCTCCACCAGAATCCACTGCAACCGGAACCCCTCCGGTAGGGTCTTGCATCCCTCTGGCAGTCTGCCGCCGATCAACTGAGCGACCCAGAGGCAATCCCCGCGCTCCAGCGTGACGCTGGCACGGTTCATCGCAACGCCCAGCACCGCAGCTATGTCTGCGTGACCGACAATGCTGGTCGCTACCCTAACCAGCACCTCGTATGCTTTGGGTGGTTCGATTGCCTCAAGCCGCACCTGCGGCAGATCTTCCGGTCGCACCATCTGGAGCGAAAATGCATTGCTGATGTAGTGCATATTGCCTCCGGTTTAAACGCTTTGCACGGTGAACTGCTGACTAAACTTAGCGAGTGCAATGTCTCGCTGCTTGGCGGTCAAGGCCAGATTGGAGGCGGCTGCATTGCCCCAGATATCGCATCGACAGGCGCTGACCAGAAACCATTCCGACGACTTGCGTTCGATCTGGAATCTATTGACTGTACGCTGCCACTTGTACGCACTCGGAACGCTGCCTCCACTCATCCCGAATGCCAGCGCACCAGCACGATCCTTTTTCGGGATGCCAAGCGAGTCCAGCTTTTCTTCCATCGCTGCCGCAAGATCGAAGATCTCGCTGTGGCTGGCAGTGTGGGACACTGCCTTCCCGTTTATCTCCGAGAGTATCGCGTCGATGTCCTTGGCCTTCACTTCAGTAATTTTGATTTTCATTTAAATCTCCTTAGTAGCTGATTGAGTAGGGATGACCGTCTTCAAACGCCTACGGTGATCATAACCACTTCCACGAGGCGACCGTCTCGCCATCGATGCTGCCGACGAAGCGCTGCACCTCGACGTTGTCGTACGTCGAACGCACCACGGCGACTTCCGCTTCGGTGAGGTGCAGCGCTTCGCCGATGCGGCAGTGGAATCCCGCCGGGGCGGACTGCAAGCCCCTGCCGTAGCAGAGGTGGGTGAGGCTGTTGCGAACGATCATAGTAAATCTCCTTTGTTTAAACACGGGGATACACTGCTGCACCCCGCAGGACGCAGCGTTTATCTCCTATCGAATCCCTTTCCCAAGCAGCACATACAGTGCCGCTTCCAGAGACCAGCCACGCAGGGCCAAGTACCTCGCCGCTACTCTGGTGCCGAGTGATGCACCGATTATCAGTGCGCGTTTGATTTGCTTTTGCTTTTCCATGACTACTCCTAAAGAACTGGTACGGAGGGAAAATCCCCCCGGTACCTTACTTCTTCAAAGTGCGGATGACTGCGCTGAGTGACGCGGTCGCCAACTGCGAAACGCTGCTGACGGTGATCGAATGATCGAACACTTTCGACACGTCACGCATCACGCCTACACCGATCACCGTCACGCTGCTGTACCGCTTTAGCAGAGCCTTGGCGGCAGGGACGTTGTAGTCGCATCCGTCCCCGATCCAGATCAGCAGCTTCCGCTCCTGCGGCTGGGCCGATACCATCTTCAGCGCATCCTGCAAGGCGGCAGTGTCAGGTGTACCGCCCCTGCGCTGGCTGAGGGTAGAGACGCGTGACAGGAAGGCACCTGCGCCTTCCTTCCACCACTTGTAGACCTTCCACGATGCACGTTCACGCGTCTGATGCCCCCGCTGCTGCCCGATAGTCGTGGCAGAGACTTCCACCGAGTCCGAAAACCCGGCGACAAGGTAGGACACACCGGGACATCGACGCAGTGCCTCGACAAACATACAAGCCGCATCAGATGCGAACGCTGAAGATTCGCCCATGCTGTAGGACTGATCGATTGCAATCATCACCGCACTATCAATCCCCGCCTCTTCACGGCGGCGCTCAAAGATCGACGACTCTCCCCGGCGCAGGGCTGTATAGTTCCGCCCCAAACGTCCGCCGTTTAAACCGCGCTGGATATCATCATGCGCGGAGCAGTCCAGCAACTGCTGCAACTGAAACCCTAAGCGTCCGACCATCATGATCAATTCCCCTTTGCAGTTTCCCAGAGGCCATCCGCACATGACGACAGTGCGGTGATCCCTGCGGTTTCATTCAGCGGCAAGTCGCCGCAAGTCGGTTCGATTCCCTGCGTCCGGCTGGTGCCCTTCTTGCCACCCGGCTCCTCCCCTTCCCCTGCGCCTTCACCTTTCCCCTCACCCTTGCCCTCACCTTCACCCTCACCCTTGCCCTCACCTTCTCCCTTGCCCTTCCCTTCACCTTCGCCTTCACCTTCTCCCTTCCCTTCACCTTCGCCTTCACCGTGCGCCGGGGATGATCTTCATTGCAGCGGACAACACCGCTGGCAACGGGGATGAAACCGGGCGCTACGGCAACGCGAACGTCATGGACTCTTCGCTGCTTGATCGATTCGCCTTCAGTGAGGAAGTCCTTTTCCTCCCGCGTCAGCAGGAGGTTGATCTACTGATCCGCAAGGGGGCGGACAGTGTCCTCGCAGGGAAATTGGTAGACATGATAAACGTCTGCCGAGCGAAGGTTGGCGCAGTGGATGGGCCGGTCGAGCCGCCGTCCCTGCGTCAAGCAATGGCGTTCGTCCGCTACTACGGCAGCGATACGGATGCGATGGTGTTTAAACGCACCATCATCAACAAGTCGTCGTCGATGTCGGCGGAGGCTCTTCTTCAAATCTTTACCAGCCAGTGGGAGGCATGATGCGTAAGGGACAGGCAGTAAAAGCGGCAGTCGAGACGATGCTGCGGAAAGTATTCGTAGCAGCAGGGACGGGTACGAAACTGGGGCGCTTGACCGTCGAGTTCGGCGGCAAGCAAGCTTATGTCGTCGTCAAGCGGGATCAAGATGATGACGGCGTTTACATCCTCACCGCAGCGGTGCGGATGCCGGATTTCTGCGACACGGCAGTGATCACTGATGATGATGCTGACCGTGTCGTGGCAATCGCACTGCATGAACTCGGTCATGCCTTCTTCACCGAGTCGCCCATGTGGGATCGATATCTATTGAACAACCCACAACTAGACCGCAAGGCGCTGCACCGGGCGATCAATGCCTTTGAAGATCCGAGGGAGGAGCGGTGCTTGATCGACTCTGGATATGCGCCCGGTGCGCCCCGCCTGTTCGCTGCGCTGCTGCGGTGGATGACGCGGGACTCCGGAACCGACACGTTCCAGAACGTCGAGAACATTGCCTTCGCAATCGCGGTCGAAGGTCGAGGCTACCTGCCTTCGATCCTGCATCTTGTCCCAGCGCAGTGGCGGGAGATTGTGCGGGAAGGGGCGGTGCGCTGCAAGGCGCAAGCATCGACAGAGGATGCCTGCAAGAACGGGGTGTGGCTGGTCGAGCGGCTGCAAGAGCAAGGCGAAGAGCAAGGCGAAGAGAAAGGCGAAGAGAAAGGCGAAGAGCAGGGAGAAGAGCAAGGCGAGGAGGAAGGCGAAGGTGAAGGCGAAGGCGAAGGTGAGGGAGAAGGTGAAGGCGAAGGTGAAGGTGAAGGCGAAGGTGAAGGGAAGGGAGAAGGTGAAGGCGAAGGTGAAGGGAAGGGCAAGGGAGAAGGGCAAGGGGAAGGGGAGGAGCCGGG